AATTCCACTACCACTTAAAGTTATGTTAGATGCTGCAATATCAAATGTACTACCAGTCATCATTAAGTAATTGGTTGGGTCTTTGTATATAGAAATTTCACCACTACCACTCATGAATATTCCTGGATTACTTTCATCACCAAAAGTTGTAGCACCACCAAGTCCTATACTTTGTTCACCACTTGATGAGGCAATTAATTTAAATCCTGAAGTGTTTATCCCTATATCAGATGTTCTAACATCTAATCTATTGTTTGCAAATCTTAAATAATTTGTAGGGTCTTTTTGGAAATTAAATTCTCCACTTCCACTCATAAAAATACCATTACTTAATAATGTTGTTGGTATTACACCACCTAATCCAATACTACCACCTGCAGAACCCTTAATTTTTATTCCACCATCATTACTTGGGTCTGAATCATGACCTAAACTCATTGATGCTTGTGTTGATGATATATGTAGGTCTGTTGCATCTAATTCAAATTTTTGTGATTGTATTTGTATATCACCACTACCATCATGTGATAAGAAATTGGTTCCTGAACCTACTTTGAATTGTCCTGTAGTATACCAATAATTGTGGGTATTAATCCACATACCATCATTAGTTCCACTACCATCATCTTGAACATCAGTACCAATTATAATCTTATTACTTGCACCAACTCCTGTATGGACAAATAATTTACCAGTGATAGAACCTGTAGTTGCAGTTATACCACCAGTAAAGTAACCATTACTTGTATAAATACCAAATCCTGCATCTGCTGGTAAAATACCAAATTCTGCAAACTCACTAACATTCACACCACTTAAATCACCTACACGAGCTTTCAAATCTACATCATAAATGTTACTACCCGTTCTTTCTACAATATCAATATATGGTGTTGTGGTATCATTTGGATTTGCATTTAATCTAATATATCCACTACCACTTCTACCAGTAGATACTAAAACTTGTCCCTCTTCATAATTTGATGGTGTTGATTGTATATCACCTACAAATGCAGCTTCACTACCACTATGAGTCGCACTTGAACCACTATATCCACGCTTCACATATAACTTACCAGCAAAATTAGTTTCACTTGATGGAAAGTCTCTTGATGCACTTTGAACCAATACATACTCTGTTTGGAATCCTGTAGTTGTTACTTTCTTAATTGATAAAATTTCACCATCATTATTATAACTTCCAGTAAATCCAGTTGCATTTACAACCGACATAGTTTCTTGTGATGCAGTTACACCCGCCGAACCTGTTATTGATGTTGAGTTTGCTACATATAATTGACCACCTACTGCATTTACGGTTTCTTTCTCAAATACTGCAGTTGATAATGTTCCACGAATTCTTGCATTTTCAAACTCTGCAGTTCCATTACCTGCTGCAGATATTCTCCAACCTCTTACATTAGATGCAAAGTCTGCAGTTTCTATTGTTCCTGCACTTCTTAAAAATAAATTAGTTGAAAATATATTACTACCATCTATTGACCAACCTGCAATTCTATTACCCTCTTCACCAAACTTAACTAAAGTGTTACCATCTGCAGTTCCACTACCATCATAGATTTTCATTCCATAATCATCACTACCATCAGAATCACTTATTTCACCTATTCTTACATATTCATTACCACTATCATCAAATACTTGTATTCTTTCATTACCAGAACTAATATCAATTGTATCAGTATTTAATTCAAATGCGGATGAACTTACGGTGAATGTTGAACCATCAAACTGAATTCTTGAACCAGTAGAACTTCCAAGTAAAAATCTTTCATTACCATCTACATAAAAACCATTTCCACTATTATATGCGATTGGTGGTGTTACACCTAATGCAATAGAACCATTATTTAATGAACTACTTATTTTTAATGTACCTGCATCTAAACCAAATTTTTCTGATTTCACATCAAGTTTATTTACATCATCAAACCTAATATAATTCTTTGCATCTTGTTGGAAATTAAACTCTCCACTTCCACTCATGAATAATCCTGTGGCTGTCATACTTGGTGAACTACCAAGTTTTATACTTCCACCATAATTTGTACTCACATCAAATGTTGAAGTATCAACATGAAAATCACTTGTTTTTATTTCAAGACCAGTACCATTAAATTTTAAATGATTACTACCAGTTACTATTGAAAACAATGGTGTTGTTCCAGTTATTACTCCAAGAAATATTCCTGACGCACCATAAGTTTTATCTACAATAGATTCGGCTGGTTGTAAACTTATAAATGGACTATTACTATTTCCTCGTATAACAATTTCATTACCACTACCCAAAGACATTGAGGCTTGAGTAGAAGATAATTCAACCGTACCAGCGTCATTATGAAATCCAGAAGTTGTTAAGTTCCAACCTGAAATGTTTTGTTCTGATTTACCAATATACAGAAGATTAGAGTAATTATTAGATGAATTCTTTTTTATTATTTGTAAACCATAATCATCATTGTGGTGTAAATTAGTAGTATCACTCAATCCACCAACTCTAACTATCTTTACATGACCATCGGTTGTATCATCATCATCTCTGTATATATGTAAACCTTGTTGAATATTTTGAGCTTGATTATCAGCCTCAACTGATAAGTAAATTCTGGATGTAGCAGTTGTAGAATGCCCACTAAGTGCTTTAGTAATATAACTTCCACTTATTTCCCAACCTGCAATTTGATTTGTATCACCCAATCGGAATAAATTACTACCACCTGATTTTCCTATAATACCCCAATTAGTAGAAGTAGTATGATATAATTCTAACTTATTATTACTATCCTCTTTGATTGTAATAATTGGTGTTGAGTTATCTGCATCAAGTATAATACCTTTACCAGAAGCATTGACACTTGAAAGTGTATCACCATCAATATCCCAATTTGCAACTCTACCACCACTAAATAATACATTTGAACCTGTTACATCACCACTTTCTTTTACATTAAAGTTTGAAGTAGAGATAAACATATATTGGTCTTGATTTAAATGTGTATATGTTCCTGTTGGTGTAGGACTACCACTTATAAAAATATTCTGACTATGAAATGAACTACTATCAGTTTGAAATCCACCTATCATACCTGCACTTGCAGTAATACTTCCCTCAAATGTTGCACCACTTGCAATCAAGATACCATCTTTGTCCACCATAAACATTGGGCCCATCTTAATATAATAGTTGTCTGGATTTTCAGTTGTTGGTGTGAAGTCTATATAATACTCATCTCTTAATTGGTCAAATGCAGCAGCACTATCAGTACCAGGGCCTTGGTCTGTTTTGTATATTGTGGAAGTTGTTGCATCCATTGTGATATTACTACCACTCAATTTACCATCTACAATATTCCAATCACCAATGTTACCAGCAGTTGCAGTAATAACACCACTCATAGTAACATCACCAGTATTTGTCAAATGAAAATTACTTGAACTTATTTCTATATTACCACCACTACCACTTACAAATGCTCCAGTCTCACTACCAAGAAAGAATGTATCAGTTACTACTTCAAATAAACTTGGATTTGTTCTAAATCTTAAATACCTATCAGTTGAACCATGTGCATCAACTAATTCCAATCCAACTCCATCATAACTTTGACTTGTAGAGAGTGATTGGGAAACTGAACCACTAAAGATTAAAAATCCACCTTTATTTTCTGCAATAGTTCTATCAAATCCATTATATCCAAGTGACCTCATATATGCAGAACCACCATGAAGTTCAATACCACTACCCTCAACACTACCCATATACATAGAACCACTAAGTAGATTACCATCACCATCAATATTAAATGAAGCACCCTCAAACAGAACATTTTCAGTTATTGCAATCGTCTCTGCAATATTACTATCTGTATCAAAGAACTCAACTAAGAAATCATAATTATCAGGTTTCTTAGGCATTGGATGAGGCATTGGTACAATTGCCCTAAAGAATTCAGGATTAAAATTAGTTTCACTATAAGGTCGTAACATAACATCAGATATTACAAACCTACCTGCCTCTACTTTAAATATAAGTTGTGTTTTTGGGTCACCTGTTTTTGATGAGATAAATGTATTATATACATTATCTATTTTACCTTCTACGGCAGAACTTTGTGGTATATTTACTTCACCAAGGAAATGGTCTTCTTCTCCACCATCTCCAGATATTGCAGAACCACTTAAGTAAACTTTTAATATTGCACTATTACTAACATCTTCTTCTGATGTTAATTTTTCTTCCTTTAGATAATATGAATTAAATTGTAATGTATAAGGAACACCATATTCCAATTCAATACTTTGAGAAGAAGTTAAAGTTACAACATCATCAATACCACGATTACTACCACTTACCAACATACCATCAATTAAATAATCATCATTTTGTGTCTTAGTTCCATTATTGATTAACCAATAATCATCTATAATTGATTGTGTATAAAAATATCCAGTATTTGCAAACCCAGTAGTACTAAATGGGTCTATTAACATTTGTGGTGATTCTATTGGTGTTTCATAAATTGGTTCAAAATCACCAAGTGTTCCTTTACTTCTTGCATAAATTTTTGATTTATAAACATCACCACTAAATGTTCTTAAATTACCAACCGTAATATCTGCAAATGACCTAAAGTGTGTTGTACTTATAGATTGTTGTGGTGCTGGTTGATATGACATAGTAACAACACAATCTAAAATATCTGCAGGATGTTTTTCACCTGTAGTTTTATTTGTTACAAAAAATTGGTCTTCTGGTTCAACTACACTACTATTTTTAACTTTCTTAACTTTTGTTGTAAATGTATCAGGAATAGTAAACTCATCGGTAGGAAATTTTGTTGTATCTACTGCAGGACTATTTATAGTAACATCTGCACCTACTAATGCACTTGAAGCTTTATTTGAATCATTTTCTGTTCCAGATTCCAATTCATTAATTTTAATATTAGACTTTTCAACTTCAGGTGAAGCCCTTCTAACCACTCTTCCACGAGTACTTAAATGTGGTCTTCTAATTACTTCAATTTTACTCTTTCTATTATTCTTAAATCTTTCAATTTGTTTTGTAACACTATCAAGTTCTTCAATGTTTGGTTGTGCTGGAAAATCATCTACAGGTTCATTATCTTTTGGTAATATCTCTGTTCCATCTGGAGTATTCTCTATATCTGCACTACCTGTAATTGTTACGGTAGTGTCTGCAGTAGTATTATTAACAAAACCCTTAACAATTTCCTTTACGGTTACTCGTGGGGCACCATGAAAAATAATTGGTTGAGTATTAGGTATAGTAGAATTAATAAAAATAGGTCTGATATATCTTACATTATAAACACCTTGGAATGCAGGTGGTATGGATTGTATTGATGTCTGACCAAGTGTGGATATTCTTTGATTTTTTAAATCTTCTAACTCTTGTATCTCATTAAGTACATCTACACCTGCCTTTGCTTGTTGTTTTAATGCATTTAATTGGTCATCAAAAGGACTCGTAGTATTTATTGAATCAATACCAAACTCATTATTTGGTGTAGTTGTATCTACAAATCCATCTTTTAACTCACCAACAACATAAAGAAAACCATCACCTGGGGCAGTATCATCATAAACTTCTATTGATACTCTACGAGCATTACCCTCAAGATAATGTGGTATTGCTTCAGTATAAACAGGATTACCTGCAGAATCTAAAATCTCTATTTTTAACTCTACATTTTCCTTTAAAAAGTGCGAACCTGCAATAATAAAAGATGAGGCACCCTTTGGAATAGTAGATGGAAAATCTACTACATTGAAATATTTACTGGATAATCCAGATTCCTCTTGTAGGATATCTAAATCTTTTAATCCTTGATATTTGTTTATTCTTTTTAATATAGGCATTAGGTTTCCGAATGATATTATATATTCAACTATAAATATAAAACATACCAATTAATATACTTATTAATAAGTAATAAGTGTGTATAAAATATGTAGGATTATTTATGAATAAGAAGAAAAGATATAACTTTACCTTAGATGAAGATTTGGTAAATTGGTTAAAATTATATTGTAAAGAAAATAGAGTCTCTCTATCCTCTTTTATAAACCAACAAATCCATAAAGTTTACAGAGAAAATTCTGTTAGACCATTAAATGTTATGCGTTCATCCTCTGGCAAATCTAACTGATGAACTTCCATTTACCTTTTTAATTTCTAATAAGGTATCCACGAAATCTCTCATTGTTTCAATGTGAGAAACAACTAATGAGAATTGAAACTCTGATTTCAGATATTGGAATAATTGAGCAACTGAATTTAGATTGTCTGAATCCATTGTTCCCCAACCCTCATCTATAGCAAGGAAGTTACTTCGTGGTAAATTACTAACATTCATTAAACCAACTCTTATTGCAAGAGAACTAATGAATCGTTCCATACCACTTGATAGTTCTAAAGGCCATACTCTATCGTCATCATATACAATATGAGTATCAATAACTTTACCATCCATATTAAAAATAATACTGAAGTCAACTATTTGAGCCAAGATATCATTTACTGCTCCCTCTACGGTAGGTAATGATTTACTAATTAAATCATAAGGAACACCATCTCGTTTGATGGCCTCTAATAAGAATTGATATGCTTGGTGTGAATCTTCAAGTTCTTCTACTTTATTAATGTTATCATTAATTTGTTTTTCTTTGGTTTTCAATACTTGAATCTCACCATGTAAATTTGTAATTTTAGAATTAAGTGTATCTAATTGATAATCTAAATCATCACTATTATTTTGTAATTTATCAATCTCAACTTCTACTTGTTGATTAAATATAACATTTTGTTCTTGTGACTTGGCTCTTTCCATATCACTTTTAATTAAATTAAATTGTGTAGTTATATTCTTTTGTTTTTCTTTTGTGATGTTTATATTAGATGTTATGTTATCTTGGTATCTTTGTTTTTCATTTAACTTACCCTCTAACTCATCTAAATCTTTTTTGAATGCACGAACCTTGAACATCTTTTGGATTTCATCTTCCATATTTTGTTTCTTTTGAACATAATCTTGTGCAAGTAATTTATCTTTCTCAAGGTTCTTTTTAGTTTCTATCGCATCTAATGTAAATGGATTACTCATACAATGGTCACAATCCTCATCATAAGTTAAATCACCAAGTTTTTCAATTTTATCTAATTTACTACGAACCTCTATTTTCAATTTATCAATTTCTACTTGAAATAAATCTCTTTCTTCTTCAAGTTTTTCTAATTTGTAATAATTCTCTTCTACACCATCTTGTTGATAGATAACAATCTTATTCTCAATCTCTTTTACTGCCCTATCAAAGTCATATTGTTCTGTTTCATATTCTGAAAGTTTATGCTTGACATTTTCAGATAATGTTGTTAACTTAGTATGTTGTTCTTCCAACTCTTCTATACTTTTCAAACTATCATCTACAGGTTTTAATCTTTTAGTTTGGTTTTTGATTTCATTTAAAACCCGTTTTACTTGTTTCTTTAAATCACCCTCATCATTTTTAAACTCTGTCTCTTTTCCTTCAAGTAAAATTAAATCATCAGTAATTTGTGCCAACTCTTTATCATAATCTGCCTTTTTAAAATCATTTAAAAGTGTATTCACTTCCTTAATATCTTCTGCAGCCTGTTGATATAATGTATCAAATATTTTCAATCCCATAAACTGAGATAATAACTCTTTTCGTTCTTTTTGAGTTTTATTGATAAATACGGTTGAATCATTTTGACTACTCATACTTGTTAAAATGAAATCATCAAATCCACCAATAACTCTTTGTATATTTTTCTGTGTAGTTCGTCTTTGGTCACCATTTAAACTTACATGTTCACCAGTTTCATCTACCATCCAAAAATCTATATCTACTTTAACATGTCCTGTCCTTAAATTCTTCTTACCTCGTTTCTCAATATAATAATCTATACCATCAATCTCAAAATTAACTTTACAATGTAAATTAGTTTTTGATTTATTAATAATATTATCTGCTTTATATGCACGAGAACTAACATCAAATAAATTAAAACATAATGCATCCAACAATGCAGATTTACCACTTGCATTTGGAGCAAATAATCCTATCATCCCATTTAGTTTTGTGAAATCAACTACATTATCCTCACCATAACTAAATAAATTACTGAATTCAAATTGTTTTAACTTCCAACTAATGTTTCTTTGTATATCTGCTTCAGGTATAACTTGATTCAATTCTTTTAATATATCTTTAATCTTAATCATAGTATCATCATCAACAATATAATTGTTTTTTAAATACTCACTAACTAAATCATATTGATAATCAGGATTATTTACATCACCAATGTTAATTTTCTTATCACGAATTTTTTCTGATGACAATCCATCTACTCTCGTGATAACACTTTCTTGTACTTTACATTTCTTCTGTAATTGTGTCATCAACTTTTTTAATTGTGATGGTTTAGTATTACTTACACGAACACGAATTCTTGGTTTATTTGGTAAGTTTGGTAGTTCAGGTAATTTACCATTATCTATATTAATTGTATAATAACCATAATCATTATGTATTTCTATATATTCAGATTTTCTATTTGGAACATCCCATAACAAATAACCTTTACCAATATCTTCTCCATGATTTTGTTGAACCAATGAACCACAATAAGATATAGTTTCTTCTTTATTCAAATGTTGTCGTTTGTGAATATCACCAAGTAATCCTAAATCATAACCTTTGAACATACTCATCTTTATTTTACTTGGTAGTTTAAATCCTAAATCAGTTTCACTTCTATCTACGGTTCCATGATACAATACAACTTTAGTTCTATCACCTGGAACATCTTTTGCTTTAATATAATCTTTCTCTTTATCCCAAACATCCCATACAATAAAGTCTGTATCTGCACAAGTGTAAATACCAGTTCTCTTTAGATAGTGTAGATTAGGATGATTTAAATTTTCTACGATTGGTGTTAATACATCTAATCTATTTAAATTGTTTAGATTACAATCATGATTACCTGCGATAATAATCAATGGACAAATATCTGCTAAGTTCTTGAATAGACGAGATAATTGGTCTACTAACTCAGGTGACATTTCTGTTTTACTATGTGCAATATCACCACCAATATATGAAACAGCATTATTAGGATTTTTCTTTACTTCTTTGTAAAGTCCTTCAAATACTTGTTCATATTCTTTATGTCGTTTTAAATTTCTTATTTGTATATCACTTATGTGATGTATGTGTTTAAGTTTCCTAAATGGAACCTTTATTTTATCTGTTACCATATATTTTCATTCTCATTAGTTCTTTAAAGTTTACCTCGGTTGAAGTATTTAAATGTGTTATCATATTTTTATAACCTAAGTCACTTGGGTCTTGTCCTTTAAGTTTAACAAAGTCAACTTTTATTCCCATATTATTAAATTTTTCAATCATTTTTAATGAGTCGTTAAACGCATCATCGTCTAAAACTATAACTATATTCTTAACTTTCTTTTCAACGATTTTTTTCTCAAGTTTAGGAAGTATAGTTTTTCCAAAAAGTGGAATCGTATTATTTTTAATAGCCATTGCATCAAATACGCCTTCACAAAGGATAATCGGTTCACTCCAATTTACATATAGGTCAAAACCGATAATGTCCTTTTGTATAGGTGGATTTTTATATTTCATGGTAGATTTATAAAAGTCTCTACCTACAAAATAATTCAATATACCATCTGAATCATAACTTGGAATAATGATACGATTCTGATATACACCATTCAAACAATAATGTAGATTATAACGAAGTATATCACTCATATCCAATCCTCTTTTATAAAGAAAATTTAATGCGTGTTGTTTCTGAACTGAATCACCACCATTCCATAATGGTTTGGCTTCCTTTGGTAGATTTAATACAATATCTTTCTTATCTTTTTTCTCTGAAGTATAATATGTCCCACCAATACTATCACTTAATTCTTTAAATAATTCTCTTGGTGCACCCACCTGTTTTAATAATTGAAAAAGATTATGTCCACCTTGATTACTTACCCAACAATGCCATTTACCTGTTTGGATATTTACTTGTAACTTAGGTTTATGGTGAGATATAAATGGACTCCACCACATATACTCATTTGTTTTCTTTAAGGGTTGTCCTTTAGACTTTAACGCCTTATCTAATATATTAATAACTAATTGACTCATTCAATTCCTTGATAAAAAATTCACTTACCCACTCATGATATAATGGGCCTGGATGATTATCTTTTGCATTTCCATGTTTTTCATAATCTATAAACTTTTCATAACTCTCTACCACGAATGGTATATCTTTACATATGTTCTCTATTGAATAAATATCTTTTAAACAATTGAAATACAAATTTTCTTTTTCATATAAAGTTAATGCCATCTCTTGGTTCTTATGTGTAAAACAATTTTCTTTATTACGAAACCAAAATGGTTCTTGTTTCCATTCTAAATAACTTACCTCAGTTGGTCTTGAAAAATGATACCTACCTCTTGGTGGAATTAACATACAAACTGCCTTTGGTTTTAATTTTGGTATCCATTTATTTGCAAGTTTAAAACACATATCTTCACCTTGTGCACCAACACTTAAATTCCACACTTTCTTATTAAAATGTTTTCCAACTATCCATGGCCATACTAATTGTTCATTATCTATTCCAACACCCATAGTTAAACTACATCCTAAAAATAAAATTCCATCTTCATCAGTATCAAATGTATCACTACGAAACCAATGTTCATTAAAAATCATATCAGTATTATATAATGATAATTTATCTATATTATGTTTATAGTCTGTTGGTAGATTAGTATGAAATTTAGGTAACATATTTTCATATGTATCTTCTTCCCATCTTTTTACATTATCAATCTCATAATGTTTTTTAACTATTGTTGATATCACTTAATAAATCCATCAATGTTTCTATTCTTAAAACTGCATATGTTTTACTACGATTTCTTTTAAATACCAACAATGGTTCATGGTCATTTGCATTTTCTTCTGCTTGTTCTAATGAACTCCATATGTTTAATTTTTCTTGATTTTTACATTCTACAGAGAATGGGAATAATTCTCTTGCTTTAGGTGACAACAAAACATCTTCACCACTTGCACCCATTGAAGTGGAACGAACATCGTCTTCTTGTAATTCTTCTTTAAATGTTTCTAAGATAAGTTCTCGGACTTGTTTCTGTAACCTTCGTCCTTTGGACTTTGCTGATTGTGTTTTCATATTAATAAGTATAATTTAAAAACTTTAAAACTTAATTTATTTTTTAATTGCTTTTTGCTTTAATATTAATGCTTCCATTTCTTATTTTATCAGAGCATAATTCTCTAATAGGAAATTGAAACATTTTTATTTTCCTTAAAACCTTTGTGTTATAACATCAATAATATATAGTAAAGTAATTAAAAAAAATTAGTATTTATTTTTCCATTTTTTACGATATTCTTGTTTTGCCCAATTCTCAGCTTTCTTTTCCCACTTATTATCGTGATATCTTCTGAATCCTTGGAAGTCTGCCATGGCATCTGCTTGTGCATATTTTTTTAGAAATTTTTTCAATCCATATTTCTTTACCATATCTGCATGATGTATTTCATGTAATACTGATATGATAAATTCTTTGACACTTGGGTAACTTCTTCGTAACTTAATAGTATCTGTATCCCAATCGTAATCACCCTCAACACCTTTACTTGCAGTCATTTTTACTTTAGATTTTAATCCATAGTATTTAACTAATTCAGTAGCAATAAATTGGAAGTCTGCTCTTTCCATCATCAAATGTATATTAGTTAGTTTAGGTATCATTTCATACCTTTAAATAAAGCTTTAGCTACTTTCTTACCATATTCTTTATCACTTGGATAATGTGCTTTTGCAATAATTCTTGATTCTGCAATATCATTTCCTAAACCAAGATATTCATTAGAGTTTCGTGAGTCAATAGAAGAAAGATACTCACCTAATAAATATCCTTGAATTGCATGTCCACTTGGAAACGATGGTGTTTTCATACTATCTAATTGTGTTCCATTTAAATCAATATCATAAAACTTTGCAATCTGATATGGTCTTGGTCTATTGTATTTATATTTTAATTCCATTATAAACTTAATACTCTCTCTAACAATTTTTTTAAGTTGTTTTTTTGTTATGTTAGTATTATGTTTCTCTACAAGATTCATAAATGCTTTAACAACATCATCATTTGATTCAACAAATTCAGGATTAGGTTCAATACTTGCAAGATATTTAATTTCTTTTAAAGTTAAAGAAGAATCATTTTCTGGTGGTAGTTTTCTTGGTAAAACTATATTCTCATCAAATATCTCTAATTTACGAGCCATTCTCTTTTTATCTTTTGGTCTAATACTTTCAGTATAAACCATATTTCTTAAATTTAATAATTCTTTTAACTTAATCATTTTTTCTTCTTCTTCTTTCCCCAACTAAGTGGATTTATATTAAATTCCTTTTCATAAAATTTAACTCGTTCTTCAAGTTGTTCTCTTTCTTCTGCCTCTTTTGCAGAATGTCTTGCTACAATTTCAGTTATCTGAGTATTTGCCTCAGTAAAATCTTTTTCCAATTCAATTATTCTCATTTCTATTCTGTAATAAGAATAAATTAACATTCCCACTAAACTCAATATTTGAACCAGCCATTTCAAATTCAAACTAACGACCATATTGTCGCCTATCACCGTACCTTTATATGACCGGGCAGTGTCCTCTTTACCTATAGACATAATAAACTCCTATCTGTAAAAACCTGGTTGTCCTTGTTTTGGTTGTTTTGCTTTCCACTTTTTATGTTGGTTAGCAGTTCTGCCTTCTCTTGCCCATTTGGCATTCAAAGCTTGTCTTTTTTGTTTTCTACTCTTTGCTGCTCTATTTGGCATTTTTTCCCTTTATATAGTTTAAATCGTCTGTAATACGATTAACTTGTTCCAATAATTGTTCGTGTCTTCTATCTCTAATCTCATCACTACGATTCCATCGGTCAATTAATTTAATACATATCTCTTCAACCTCTGATAATTTGCTTGTTAAAGATGATTGTAGAAATTTAATCATACCTATAAACAAGGTTATAATTACTCCGATTGCACCATACTCTAAGTATTCCTCAATCATTTTATTCTCCTTAACCTAATGGAATTATCTCCAATCCCATATTTTAAATGCATTATAAGTTACACCAAATCCTACAACAGGCTCTGTTAATCCTGTTACTTGGTCGTATGTTATACCAATAAACGGCCCTACACTTATTTGGTTCCTCGGTGGTTTAATTTTAAATGGACTACTTTTTCTACCATTCAACCTTAAACCATCAAATTGTATTGTAGGAACTTCTGCATAATACTCACCTTTTACTTCACCCTCAACAATCTTAGGTTCTCCGATTTCTAAACTACCATCAAAACCTAATTCAGTTTCAGAATCCACAATACTATCATTAACTATTGCAACACCAGTTCTACCAAATATTCTAAGGTAGGAACTTTGTGTACCAAACTCCTTTTCAAATGGAACTACACCAGCACCACTTGAATAAGAGTTGTTATTATCATAAATAGATACTTTTTGAGAAAGTTGTTTTTTGATAGTATCAAGTTGAATCTCAAAGTTATCCATCCTATTTTTTAATTCTTTGTTTTCTATACCACGAGTTTTATCATGATGTGATAGGTTTTTTAATAGTTTATTATTTTGTTCTGTAAGAATCGCTACAGAATCTTGTAACTCTGTAATCATTACATCTTGTCTTGCAGAATCGTCTCTCAAGAATTCCATTTCTTCTTGAGCATAATAATAACGAACTCCTACCACACATAATATAAAAAGTATGTTGAGAAAACCACCAATGACCCACTCTCTTCTTTTTTGTGGCCAATGTTTTAATAACATATCAACTCCTTGTTAATCAATATTTTTTATGGCGTCTTGGATAGCTTTTCTAATTGAACCACCCAATTCAGATTTACCAAACTCAACATCTTCTTGAATTTGTAAACCAGCTGCTGATACCGTAGTGGTTGTTTCACCGATACCACGATAACTTTTCTGAGTACCCTCTTTGTTCTCAACAAGGTTAACCACTAATCTAACTTCAGTAGATTGGTTTCTTCTATTGAATATACCTGCTATACTAAATGCCTCATTTGGTTTACCAATATAAAGAACTTCTACATTCGCAGTAAAATCAGCATTATCATCTTCTACCAATACATATCTTGTATCTTGTAATTGTTCTTCAAGTAGTTGTTTTATACCTAAAGTTACTCTATCATCTGCAACACCTACAGATTCATCAACTTTAACAAATTGTGATATTCTTAATGTAGGGTAATTTATATCCTCACCAACAACGGTTGGTTGTGGTATAGTTTGTCCACTAATAATAGTGAATATACAAAATCCTAAAAGAAATCTCATTGCTAATCTCATTTTCTTCTCCTAAAAGTATGTTCCGAACAATATAGAGTAAGTTGTTGTTCTTTCTCCATAATCGTTCACAACCGTGTTATATCCCATACTGAATCCTAAATTAACTTTAAATGCCTGACTCAATTGAAAATCAAATGATAAAGTTGGCATGAGCATAATAGGACTCTGTAATAATAAATATTGTTTACCTGAATTTAAACCCTCATAATATCTTAATAATGTATATGAAACATAATTTGTAAATGTCATTTTAAAACTACCAAATTCTACAGGTGTCCTTAATCCATATAATACTGAAAAATTACCAAACCCATTGTCACTAACACTACCATATGATGCAGTTAACACAATAACTTCTGCATTTTTCTTTACAAGAGATTTTGCATATGATGATGATACTAACCAATCACTACCCTCAAATGTTTTAAAGAAAACACCTGATGCACTTATTACTTGGTTTTGTTTTTTTGCGAGAAAGTTTACTCCTTGACCATACGATGCATTAAATCTACTTAAATCATCTGTAAAACTAAGATTACCATCGTATCTTGATTTACCATCAAAACTTTCTCGTGTGTAAATACTATTAAATGATGTTACCCAACTACTATCTACGGCTGGTGATGATTTTATCCCATAATTAACTTGAGAAACTTCATTACTCACATCACTTTTATTAAATTGTTCTGTTGCATTACTAGCCAAAACCGATGAAAGTATTTCTTCTGCAACTCTAACTGCACAAGGAAACAAATCTTCAAAGTCATTATAGACTCTTTCTGCCCAAGATTCTAACTCTCCATTTAATACTTGTTGTAATGTGAAAAATTTTGATTTATTATAGTATGTAACATAGAATCCACCATCTTGATTCTGTATATTGTAATTGTCTCTAACCAGAATTTGATTGCATGGGTCAATATAACTATATAAAAAGCCTTGGGCAGAGAGACTACTACATAATAATAATATGTATAAAACTCTCTGCCACATTCATTCTACCAACCTCTTCTGTCAATTGCCTTAATAACATTAACAACCGCAGTTTCCATAGCTTTGTTAGATGCAGAACTTAAAGAACTTTGATTCCATTCCATATTAGGATTTTTTAGAAATCCTTGACCTATGGTGGATGCTCTTCCTTGTCCACTACCAACAACATACTGAGTATTCTCATTATTGATTACTTTAACTTGGATACCAACAATAGTTTCGTTTATTGTTTGAACTTTTCCACCTTTGATATCTTCTTTTAAGTTAACAGCGAAATCATAAATAGTTACATACGCAGTGTATTTGGTTTTCTCTATTTTAGCTTCGTTGGCTTTCAAATCATTTAACATAGATAATTGAATATCTCTATCCGCTTCTACGAGATTAAATCTTCCAATGAAAGAAATAACATTTGCAAGTTCTTGATTTAACCCAAATGCAACTCGTTTATCTCCAAGTTCTGGATATCTTTCTTCAAGTTCTTTATTAAACTTAACATCCAAAATCTTTAGATTATCTACTTTTGTGATTTCCACTTCATCCAATGATTTTTGCTTTTCATACTCACCAACATATTGTTCGGTTGATACTGATGCAGCACATCCCATTAAAACCATTAAACTAAGTAGTAATAGTTTTTTCATTTTATTTTCCTCTTGTTTCCCATCCAGGTCTTGTTTTATCAAAACCTTTTTTATGATGAGATTTTTTTGCTGATTCATGTCCTATCCAAAAAGAAATACCACCAACAATTGCATAAGTTAAAATTTGTTTATGTTTTCTTGTTGGTTTCTTAACTTCATACTTCTTATGATGTAATGCTTTCATATGAGCTCTTTTATGAGCTTCTTCAAATCGTTTCCATTCCATCATAGATTTATTTGCCATTTTTTGTTGGGCAAGAAGTTGTCTCATTTCTCTTTGTTCTTGTTTAGTAATTTCTTTATCAGTCTCCGTCTGTACATCTTGTCCAAATAACAATCCAATGAATAATAACATTATAAGATGTTTCATAATTTTACCCTTTCCGGTTTTTATTTAAAATCTGCCAATGGGTCTTTTAATAATTTCTCTAATCTTGAGATTTCACCTTTGAGTTTATCAATCTCATTCTGTAGTTTAATTATATCCCCATCATAAGACTTCACTTTTGGTGTTTTTAAACCATCTACTTTTTCTCGTAGATACTTTAATTCTTCATCAATATTGTTAAAGTTATTGGTTACAATTTCAATATCACTTGCTTCTGCAAATCCTTGAACTACTTCTTCCAATGAGTCAATACGGCCAGTAAAACTATACCAACCAGCAATAACGGTGGAAAGAAAAGTAACAATAGCAACAATATTCTGTATTGAGATTCCAAACTTTTTTCCTTTAACATCTTCTAATAGATTTTCTGCGTCTACTACATCTTTTGCCATAACTTATCTCCTATTTATTAATTGCAACAACCACATTCACAATTATCACAATCACATTGTTTATAATTACACATATTATATCTCCACATTTAATGTTAATAATAGTGTTTCTTTTAAAGGATGAGTTTCACTACCATTTAGCATACCCACTCCTATTTTATATTTATCAATTTTAAAATCTAATCCTACTGATGAATAATTTAATTGGTGTGTTACATCATTATAGTATCCTGCATTCACCCATAACATATTTTTCCAATTATAAGAAACACCTTGTCCATGAGTATGATAATTCTCATACAAGTTCCATTGATTATAAATAGTCCATTTATTTTTAATTGGAATATTAAAACCAACATTAACTGAAGCTGGTATTTCAGGTTCATACCCATTTATTTTAGTCACTACACCAATATTAGATACCATAAAATCTAAATTAATTATTCCATATAATTTATGAAAATGTAATCCTGTATCAAATAACATACCTTCAGTTTTTTCAGTATGTAATGAGTGACCAACTACTTTACCTCTAAATCCTATAGAGATACTATCAATTTTTTCACCTTTATATAGTAAGTTAGTTCCCCAACCAACAGATGCAACTATTGAATTTGGTGTAAAAGTACCACTAATAATACCTGCATCATCTGCAATATTTTGTGCACCATAATCAAAGTATAAAAGTGAGTAATCTAATTTACCTCTTTTTACTTGAACATAATTAAATCCCATATCATCAACAATATTACCCAACCATTTTACATTAGTAAAACTTACTTCAGTTGTAGTATCTGTATTTAATAAGTTCATTGCAGGATTTCTAAATGCAAGTGATTGATTACCAAGAATTGTTTCACTCGTAGTAGGTGATATTGTTAGAACACGATTTACTTGTCCAAACAAAGTTCCTATCATTAATAATCCTAATAATATTTTTTTCATTTTTTATCCTCTATTTTTTCGGAAATCCAAATTATACCTTTAATTGTAAAATACATCGCAGGTAACATAAATATTAATATTCCGAAAAATGTTATTACTTCTAACATTATTTAACTACCGTAAATTTATTAGCTTTTATTTTTTTATCTGTTTCAAGAACAAATATATAAACACCTGGTTCTAATGTTTGGTGATTTTCATACACACTTACTTCAGGTAACCAAACACTTGGTTCATTTGTAAAATCAAATGTATGTATTCCTTGACCAACAACTTCATCTAATAAAGTTCCAACATATTGTCCATTAGAATTCAGTATGTAAAGTTTTACATGTTCTTCTGTATCTATGAAGAATTGAAATTTTGTATTATCTTTAAATGGATTTGGATAATTGTAAGTAAGTTCATCATCTTCTGGTTCTCCACCACCGAATGCCCAATACTTATTCCATACCAAGACTTTACCATCTTGTCTTTCCATTAGTAAGTCATCACCATTTGGATTACCTGCTGCATATTTACCAACAAATCTTATAGGAGCCTCAGTCCATTCAGATTCAGGGAAGTCTGCTCTAAACATTAATTTTAATGCATTCATTTCATCACTAATCCAATAAGTTGATGGTGCATTACCTGGTGAATAATCTAAACCACCAAATGACAATCTTTGCCATCCTAAGTCATCTACCTCACCAACATTTACATAAGTAAACCACGGTCCTGGTAAGTTTCCAGTCTTCATATCAATGAATTCTAATTCATTAACATTATACTCAACCTCAAATTCAAACCCAGCAATATTAACATCTACTGGTGTAAGTTTTAATGGAACTTCAATCATCTCACCACTCTGAACCCTTACGGTTGAATCTGCTGGGAATGATAATAATACATCATGATTTGTTAACAATGATTTCATTGACATACGATTATTTGTTGGTGGTGAAGTTCTATTCCAAGTTGCTGGTGGGTTACCATTACCCCATCTATAAAATGTATCACCATTTAAAGATTGTGCAACTGCTGTTCCACTTGAATCAACTAATGTTCCAGTTAAATTCATATCACCTGTAAAATAATATGCCAAACTATCAATTGTATAATCAGGATTTGCATCATTACCATATGTTGAACTACCAGCACCTAAATCAACAATTACGGTATCTAAACCTGTGATAACTTCATCCATCATATCAGGATTTGTAATCTCAATATATCCAAAATTTAATTCAGAATCTTCTTGGTCTAAATCATCATCATAGAAAATACTAAATTCTCTTTTTTGATTACGAGTTTCTTCATTAAATGTTTGATAGTAATTTCTACTTACAGATTGATTGTTTTCTTTTAAATTATCTGTCGTTGAAAAGTCTTCATAAGAGTTACCATTAAAGTGTGTATAATTAGTAAACACTCCACTTGTGTAAGCCCATAAGAAATATGTATCATTTAATTGAAATACATCATCACCATCAATATCACCAATGAAATATGAAGTTGGTGATAGAGTATCTATTTGTGCAATCTCTTTAAATTTACTACCTTGGAAATTAAATGACTTAATTGCATCATTTATATTAGTGATTGCATCTCTATCTAATTCATATTGGTCGTGTGTTTCTATATCATCTGCAGCATCTGGTGGCCAGAATGAAATAGTATATCTATTGTTTCGTGGTAATTGAATATTATAATATCCTTTATCATCTGTATAAGTCCAATCATAATAAGATACATTTAGATATCCACGATTTACGGTTTCACCCTCTGGTGCAGAAGAGAATTTAGGTAATGCATACATACCAGTAACACCCTCTGTAGTTTCTGTTTTCTTATGATAATAAAAAGTATCTGTATTATCACCAATAACATCATCAGATAAATCTTCATCTGTAGTGTTTGCAGTATTTGATACTTCTTCTAAGTTTTGCCAATTACTAACACCATTTGCATTTTCATCTAAATCAAACTTAACTTTCCAATAAGGATATTTGTTTCTTGTAAAAGTTTCACCCTCATCTTGGTCACCATCTTGGTTTGTATCTACCCATTCACCAATATATCTATAGAAACCTTCAACATCAACAAGTTTTGGATGAAGTGTAATATCACCTCTTGCCCCACCATTGTCTGTTTCTTCAGTTCCCCAATTTCCATCTATATAGACTTTATAATCTAATAGATAATCATCAGATACATAAGTATAGTATCCTGTTCCACCTTGATAAAGTGTTGCGATTTTAAAAGATTTAGGTTCAAAGTTATCTACCACATCTTCTATTTTAAATTCTAATTTTAATATTTGAGTTTCATTTCCGTTCCCATTACCGAATTCCATTTCATTCACATCATGAGAAACAGCAGTTATTCTCAACCAATCATAACGATTGTTACTTGTTGATATTTCATTATCTTCATCATCTAATGCATCATTATATCCAATGTCATCATATTGAACGACTTCATAAGAATAATCTGCATTTGCATTTTCATCACCCTCAGTATATTGTGCTAAATGTGAACCAACCAATACTTTAGTGTCGTCATCATCCCAATCAATTAAATCATTATCAAATAATAAATCTAATCTAAATGTTGAAATATCAGCACCATTATCATCAAGTGTAACTTCCATTGTGAGAACACTATCTCTCCATGTATCAAAGTTATTATTATATAGTGCGACTGCACTTGTATCGGAAGCAAGGAATTTATCCAAATCAATCGTTTCTGATTCTTTCCACCAAAATTTTGGTGTATCGTATGTACCTGTCTGTTTGATTCTAATTATCGGATTTTGTGCGACGGCAGTCCCAATAAACCCTAATAATAAGAGCCAATTTAAAAACCTCTTCATGAGTCTTTTTCCTTTGTAGTTATTATAATCGTATCCCTGAACTTATGGGATTATGATGTAGCCTTAATTCAGTTCATTAATAAATATCATATATAAAAAAAATAATTAGACATCAAAGCGAACAATAAATGTAGTATCAAGTTCCTTACTTAGTTTAACTGGTTTTGCTAACTTCCCTACTACCAACAAGTTATCCTTATTATCATACAACCCAATCTCTGAAACATATGGGTAGAAATATGAACTTGTTACGAATCCATGTTGGTCTTCTGTTGCTTCATATGATGTTTTAAAACTTCCTGTTCCTTCAATGCCTGGTTGGTCACCTGGTGGGAAAAATAGGTGAACATTTTGAGTACCCTCTTTCAACATTATACTTCCACTTCTTCCTGCAGTTAAACTAATATTCATACTTTTATTCATTTTGTTTGCGGGAACCATACATTCATAAAAATATTCATAATGTCTATGTGTTGCTTTATATTTTATATCAAAACCTGTTCCAAATCCAACATCTCCATATGAACCTGAATTATTTACAACTGCTATTCCATGTTCATAGAAAATATTACCTACTTGAGAACCACTTCCATTGGCCAATACACCTTGACCTTGTGTAAAAGAACTTGATTTATATGCTGCAAAACTTGATGAATATGCGAAGTCATATAAATTACCATCACCATCATCTCTAATATCAAATGTTGTACCTCTTGAAGTATCACTTAGTTCAAATGTCAATGGTTTAATTTGTTCACCAAACACATCTTTTGCAATACTAAATACAGATGCACTTGTATGTAATTCTCGTTTGATTAATGTTGTGTCGGATTGACCAAAAGTATAGAGTGGATTTTCAATTTCATCACCATCCATCTTTGTTTTATAGTAAAGTTTATTTATGGTATGCCAAGTTGGTAATGCATAATAATTTGTATTTATGGAACCTGATGTGATTGTTGTAACCATATCAGAACCAGAATCATAATTATAAAGTGACTTTGAAACTGCTCTTACTGCAAAGAAACCACTTCCACTATCGTTATTTGTGAAACTAAAAGTTTTATTGGTTTCAAATCTCTTGATGGAAACATTTTTTCTATCAATGTCTATGAACATGAAAGTTTCCTAAAAATCAAGTTTGACTTTTATAATAGCTTCCCTTGAATATGATTTTAATACAGGTTTACTTAACTTAGCGACTGCCAATAAATCATTGTTTTCATTATAGAGACCAACTTGTGTAATAAAAGTTTTAGGGTCTTTAAAGAAAGTTCCTTGTGTGAAATCCCCATTTGTATCTGAAAATGTAGGATTATTACTAAAGTTAAACTTTTGGTTATTTACTCTACAAAAATAATTTGTAGAACTAATTTCTTCTTCTCTACGAACTTGGAATTTTGAACCAGTAGCTACTGATAAAAAGAAGTTATGTGGATTATCACCATAAGTATCCGAAGTTCTACTTGCCTTCAAAGAACCACTTGCTTCCAATACTGATGGATGTAGTAATATAATTCCTAAGTCAGGATAGAATAAACCATATGCTCCACCAGGTTGATTTGCTGCAGTTGTATTTGTTACTGCAGTTCCTGTGGCGATTGAACCACTAATAATATTAAATACTCTACCACCCTCATTTACGGTTGGATTTGTAGTAGCACCACTATCATCAATTAATTTCAAAGTAGATGTAGCTCCACTTCCACTTAAGTGAAGTTCCCAATTACCTGGGTCAATCTTTTCTCTTTGTCTTGCTCTTTGGAATGTTACAAAATAAAAATCATCACTTGCACTTTCGGCTCCTGTGAATGTAAATTTAGAAGTTTCTGCTGGTAAGATAACATTTGCAAATTGTCTATACAATGCAGCAGTTTGTCTACCACCTGTATTTAATTTAGTTGTGTTACCTGCTGAACCACTTCCCCAATAATGTGCATATCCTAATGAGAATTGTATCTCCGCCGTATCTACGGTAGCACTACCTGCAGTTGGGTCTTGATGATAAACATCAATATAGGAACCTGTTGAAGCACCTTGTGCCGATTGACTATAAAATGATGTCATCGTTCCACTTCCACCACTAAAGATACCACTTGATACTACGGTTCTTTGGTTTTTTATTACATCATTATCTTGGTCAAATGTTTGAAAAGTTGCCATTATTTATTACTCCTAATTAGTTGTTCCACTTGCTTGAGTTACTATACTCATATTACCTATAGCTCCAGTTCCAAGTCCTTGAATGGTTAAGTTTGTAGTTATTTGGGAATTTAAATTTTTACCAATAAGTCTTGCTTCTTTTGCATTTATAGTAACAGACTTTGTTGAATCTGTTTGTGAAGTAAATGTTACTTGTTGTTGTGTTTCTGGGTCCACACCTGCAGTTTCTACCAGTAATTCAGCTGCATCACTATTATGTATGGTGAATCTATATCCCACTGCATCATCTAAAGTTGAATTATTTGTTATTGGTGAAATGACTTGTTGTCCACCTGTCGGTAATGTAACGGTTGGTGCTGGTAAAGTCATTTTTGGTAATTTGTTTGTATTTTTACCTAAAGTTATTAACTTAAACCTCATTACCTGATTCTCATCTACGAATGATTCTAATAAAGGCATGTTTTCAATAACTGCTCCATAATAAGAAGAACCATTAGGATGTGATACATCCCAAAGATTATAATCAATCTCATCATCTGCTAATGCAAATTTTGTTATTTCAAATTCGTTTTGCCCTCTTGCCAACAATTCACGACCTTTTTTGGTAAGGACGGCATCTACGGTTATACTTGTATTATCTAAAAATCCCATTGTTTTTACTCCTGTATGAATAGATATAACTTTACTATAGATAAATAGTGTTATACCTAATTTTTCTTAAATTATTTTACTAATAGTTTAGAATCTCCTGGTTC